CCTCGGCGGCTTTCTTCCGCCCGGCGATAAACTCGTTGAAGCAGTCCTCGCTGGCCTTGCCGCCTCCGAAGGCGCCAGTCATGCCTCCTGTGCCCATGTCGCCATAAAACTCCTTGTAACGGGTCTCATAACGGCTTTTCACGTCGGCTTTCAGACTTTCAATATCAGCCTTCTCAGGGATTTTCGTCTCTTGGATGGCAAGATTCACGACCGCATCACGGTCTGCGTTCAACTCGTCAACGAGGTAAGCCCGCAATGCCTCACGGATGTCATTCTCAACCTGCTCTCTCTGTCTCCTGTTATAGTCCTCCATGAAGGTCTGCATCGTGGTGCTCATCTTTCCGAGCACGCCGTCAGCACCCGTGAGGGAAGCTATAACCTGCTTTGTAATCTCGTCCGCAGAGGGGAGCTGGGGTTGCGGGTCCGGTTGTGGCGCAGGATCAGAATTCTGGTTGTCTCTCAACCACTGCTTCTTTGCATCCTCGACTGCCTCGTCAATCAACCGCTGACGCTCAGCCGCCTGTTCGCTCTCCCATGCCGTCTTTCCGTTCTTCAGTCCGTCCGCCAAATCATGACGGTACTGACCGATGTAACTCTTCAGCATGTTTACCGGAAGTACCCATGTCTCATCAGTCACTTTAGTGTCATCTGCAAACATCGGGACCAAGGGATCAATAATACTGTTCAAAGTTCGCTGCGACAATGTGTCAAAGTCGTTCTCTCCGACCTTATTCCGCAATGTCTGGATAAGGGTCTCTTTTTCCATAGTCTTTAATTTTTCCTGAAACAATCTTTTTACTACCGAATTGACGTATCTTTTACGCTTTCAGTACTTTTCAAACGCAAATATACATATAAAAAAGATACATTACAAATATTTTCGCACTTTTTTTGCATTTTTATTTGAATTTACAAATATTTTTGCGATATTTGAATGTTTTATTTGTGTTTTATTCATGTTTCACAATTATTTACGGATATTTGTTAAAGTTTTAGATTAATAAATCCACGGACAAGGAACAGTTTTTAACAAGCTAAGAAAATGGACGGATTCACTGGACAATACACAACGAACCGCCTGCCTATATACACAGAGGAGAGTGTGAACAGGCAGAGGGCATTATTCAAGCAGAAGAAAGCCACCGACTACATCGCACAGCCGGGCGGCCAGGAGAATGCGGTAAGAATGGATGCAGACATCATCATCACGGGAGGAAACAGGGGCGGTGGAAAGGCGAACACTTACACTACGCCCGTCATGGTCCCCTCAGGCGTGGCGAAGATGGGGGATTTGCAGGTGGGCGACAAAATCTGCACGCCTTTCGACGGAATACAGACGGTGGAAAGAATTTTCGAGCAGGGAGTACAGAGGACTTTCAAGGTATATTTCGACGACGGGTCTTCCGTCAGGGTGCTCGACGACCACAGGTTTCTGGCAAAGAACGGACCGAGAGAACCATACAGGGTGATGACGCTTAAAGAAATAAGAAAAAAGTACAAGATGAACAAATGGGAACCGGACGGGCTGAGGAAACGGGGAGGCGACACTTATACGGAAATACCGCTTTGCGGGGAGGTGGAGTTCCAGGAATACAGAAAGACTTACTCCATGCCTTTGCATCCGTACATACTCGGCGTCATCGCCTGTAAGGGGAACGTTATCTTCCGCGGACCGGGAGCCCTGTTGCAAGGAGGCAACCGTGTTTCTTGGGAAATATTGAAAGAGCTCGGAGTCAAATGCGTCTACAAAAGCGAGACCGACACAAGGATTATCTATGGGTTGTTGCCTGAGCAAAGGAAACTCTTCAATCTGAACGCCTCCGGAACCAACCCCGGCTTCAGGATTCCGAAAGAATACCTGATTTCGTCAGTCGGCGCAAGAAAAGAACTGTTGCACGGAATCCTTGACATTGCTGGGAAATACAGCAGGGGGCTCCCGACACTTGAAAGCAAGAACAGGCTCTTCCTTGTGGACGTGATGTGGGTCGCCCGGTCTCTTGGCATTTGGTGCAAGCTCATTGAGGATGCAGACAGATATTCAATCATATTCAAGACGGACGACAACGGGAAGCTGTTCACTGTTGAGCGGGAACAGGAAAGAGAAAGCGGGAGCGGCACGAAAATAAAGCAGACAAAGAAAATCACATCAATCCATTACGGTGGTGAAGCGCCATGCAGGTGCATACAGGTGTCAGGAAAAGACCATCTGTACCTGACGGACGCGTTCACAGTCAACCACAACACTGTCATGCTGCTGATGGGACCTTCGTATTATCTCGGCAACCCGGCATTCAACGGACTTATCCTCAGAAAAGAGAGCGGAGACCTCGGAAACATCATACGTGAGTCGAACAACATGTACTCGACATGCGGTGTCTACAAGAACTCTTACACCCGATGGGACATGCACTCAGGGGCGCAGATTCAGTTCTCCTATTATGTCGGCTCCTACGAGGACTTCAAAGACCGCATGCAGGGAAGGCAGTATGCGTTTATCGGCATCGACGAGATAACGCAAATCTCGTTCGAGAAGTTTAAATACCTCATCACCGCAAACCGTAACGGTGCGCATATACGCAACCGTATTTTCGGAACATGCAACCCGGACCCGACATCGTGGGTGGCAAGGTTCATCGACTGGTGGATCGGAGACGACGGATACCCGATACCGGAGCGTAACGCACAAATCAGGTATTGTTTCATGGGAGGAGACTCGCCTCAGGACATCGTGTGGGGAAGCACCAGGGATGAGGTCTATCAGAAAGTGAAGGACACGATTGACGCGCTTGCGGACGAGCGTGACGTCCTACCGCCTGAGCAGATGTACATAAAGTCCGTCGTGTTCGTGAGAGCCGAACTGGATGACAACCGGGCATTGCTCGACTCGTCACCGGAATACAAGGCAAACCTCGCACAGCAGTCAGACGAGCAAAGGGAACGGGACTTCAAGGGAAATTGGAAATTCATGTCCGTAGGCACCGACCTCATCAAGATGTTTCATCTGCAGCACTGCTTTGAGAATCCGCAAATGCTTGGGGACAACATACGAAGGGCGTCACTCGACGTGGCGTTCGACGGAGGGGACTCGTGCGTGATGTGGCTGTGGATAGGATGGCATGTGGCGGACGTGTTCGTGTGCAAGCTCGACAGTAAGGCGACGGTCAACGTCATCAAGGCAAAACTTGACGAATGGAGGGTCAGCGAGGAAAACATGGTCTACGATATGCAGGGTGTAGGACAAATCATCAAGGGGTTCTTCAAAAAGGCGAAGCCGTTCTCAAACCAGGAGGCCGTCAAAGAGAGAGACAAAGGACTTTACGACACGGTAAAATCCAAATGCGCATTCACCTTCGCAGACAAAATCATCCAGTCGGAAATATCTTTCGAGTCGTCAATACTGGAACGGAAATTCTCCGGAAAAGGGTTCAAGAACCTCACGCTTGCGGAAATACTGATGCAGGAGAGGAAAATCATCAGGGCAGACGATAAGAAGGCGGACAAGGGAAAATGCCTTATACACAAAGACGCAATGAAGAAAATCATACACAGGTCGCCCGACTTCATGGAGTCCCTTTTCATGCGGATGGCATTCGAGAAAGACGGAGGGAGGGCTGAGATACCGGACTGGCTGTCAAGGGGGGCAGGAAGAAACGCTATCAGGATAAGGAAATTCTGTTAATGTATAACAAGATAAAAAGATTGTGACATGGATAACAAGACAAAAAGAAGACGTTCGCTCTTCATCAAGAAACCGTTTACGAGAATCACGGCCATCGGACACGGAGACAAGGAGATGGACGTAATCGGCAACCCGAAATGGGAGGTCGTAAGAAGGGACAACATGGTAAGGAGGAAAATCACGCAGGAGGATTTCGAGAGGGAATACGACCCGCTCGGACACCTCATTTACGACCGGGAGTACTATCCCGACATCTGGAGGCAGAACGACCAGGACGGGCACTGGTATATTGAGGAAGTGCCCCGTTATGCTTTCGCGTTCCAGAAAATCATCCTCACAAAACAAATGACACACCTGTGCGGCAACGACATAGCATTTGAGCTGGCTGATGAGAAAGAGACGGACGAGACAAGAAAGGTGCTGAACATCTACAAGGACGGATGGCGCAAGCGCAACTGCGAGATCGCATGGTTCAAGCTCATGTACTCTGTCAAGCGGACGGGTGACGCGGCGTGCGTCGGATACCTGTCGAAAGGCAATTTCGGATGGCGCAACTTCTCTTTCAAGGACGGTGACGTGCTTTACCCGCACTACGACAGGATGACGGGGGAGATGATTCTCTTCGCCCGGAAATACCAGGGAATCGACGACGACGGCAACGAGACGGAGATGGTTGATGTGTGGGACGACAAGTATTACTATTGTCTCCAGCAGACAAGCGCAAAGACAGGACCGGTGTCAAATCATGAGACGCCGGAGGATGCCAGGCAGACCGACGCTTCTGAAAGCATCAACGGGTTCGACATCACCGGGTATTCCGTCATAGAGCGCAGACCACACGGGGCGCCGTTCCTGCCGGTGGTGTACGTGCGCAACGACGAGGGACCTTGTTGGGCTTTCTCGCAGGAGCTTATCGACAACTACGAGATGGCATTCTCACGCCTCGCACAGGCAAACCACGACTTCGGACTGCCCATCATGTATATCAAGGGAGAAGGATCAAGCGAACTGTCAAGCGCCGACATGTCTTATGCGTCAAAGGTGCTTATACTCCCGGATGAGGGCGAGGCGGGATTCCTCAACCGACAGGATGCGTCTACCGCATACAACGCAGAGCTTTCTTCTCTGGAGGACGCCATTTACCGGCAGTCGTTCGCCGTAAGGACACCGGAGCTGAAATCGGGAGACACACCGGCAGCCGCCATCAAGATGCTTTACTCAGACGCCGTGGAGAAAGCCATCAACGACGCACAGGAGTACCATGACGCGCTCACTCAGTTTGTTGACATCTTCAAATGGGGATATGGGGTCGAGTCAAAGCACCGGCTGGATTTCCAGAACACCAACATCGTGTTCTACATCGAGCCATACGTACACCGGAACGTGGCGGCCGAAATACAGGATATGTCGTCGGCGGTGCAAAACGGTTACCTCTCAAGACAGACTGCAAGCGAGAAGGGCTATTACTCCACATCGCAGGAATAGGACAGACTCCC